AAAATAATTAGTATTCACTAGCAAAATTAGACATCATGTGATCCAATATGCTCAAACACCAAAACTTCTCAAAATCTTCCAATTTCTCCAAATCTATGAGCAATTTTCCAACAGATGAAAATTTTTCTTCAGTCTCATAATATTCTGCTAACCCTTTCACCAACCTGATGGTGTTTACTGTTTTGTCGCTGTTTGATCTCAACTTATAGTGGCTAGATGCGTTTGATTGCAAGAGACTAGATTGCACGGACAAGCTTCCATCATCTTCACTTACAGTTTCAGACTCTAGCTCTTCTGACTCATCTTCAGTTGATTCATGGTCATCTTCAGCATCCTCTTTCACTTTTCCCATTATACTCTCTTCAAAATCATCAAACATATCATCATCCACGCAGTCTTCATGATAGAACTTTGAAGAATCTTCTCCAGATAGATCAAACACAGCTTCTTTCAGATCTTCTCGTTCACATATTCTTTCCTCCATGAGTTGGTTTCTTATTGGTCCAGCTAGCTTGAATCCCTCAAACTCAGTGTATCCCTTGAGCATTCGTTTTACCTTAATTTTGTCGAGTTTGTTAAAGAGCATGTGATTTCTTTTTCGTCTCAATTCTACGAAGGCAGGTAAAGGAGTTTCTACCTTTCCCATTATTGCTAAAGTCATATCAATCTCGTCACTATTGTCTGACACACATTTAAGAACAAGAAGTCCTCTCTGATCATGCAGCTCAACTCTGTAATAATTGCTCCTCATAGTTTTCACCAAATGTTTGTCGTTTTTCCCATCTTTTGGATAATATTCCTCACCATCATAAACTGAAACATTGTGAGTATAATTTTCCATGTATCTTTCTATTATATCAAGTCTGACTGTTTCATTCTTGGAATTTAGAGTGGGTCTTACATCAGTCCTGAACTTGTCACTGCTTGGATTATAATAGTTCTCTATTCTTGTTGGGACATATCTTTCAGAATCAATGTATAGTTTTATTTCACTGGGAATTCTCTTTACAAAGTTATAAAGAAGTAAATTGAGACTTAATTTCTCATTCTTTGACAAGCTAAAAGATTTGTTGCAAATGAAGTTTATCAAATCAGTGATGTCCAACTTGTTCACACTTTCCTTCATTGATAGAATTCTAACAATTTTGTTGCTGATTGTATACTTCGGAGTTTTTCCAAGAATAGATTTATAAGTTAAGTAAGAACCTTTACTCTCTAAGCTAAGATTGGAATTCATTATAAAAGCTCTGGATCCCTCTAGCAAATTGGATCTGAGAAGAGAGCTTACCAAATTTGCATCATCATCGCCATCCAGATGAACTACATTGAATTTTTGCGTCTTGATTCCTAGTTTTTTTATTTTGCTATCAATTATCATCTCATTCCTAACATAGTCTCTTATTGTTGAAGTTCCACCCAATATTCCAGGTTTCAAATTGTCAAGAATCTTCTCTTTTAAAGAAGTCATCATTCTTTGATCAATGTACTCTATTGTCTCTCGTCTTTTCCTTATGAATCTTTTTATTGGTGATACGCCAGATATTTTGACATTATTTAGATAGTTTATCACAGTCTCATTGGTGTTTACAAAGTCTAAGAGAGAATACAGTTCTTCAAAGTCTTCTATTTCAACACCGTTAACACAGTTCTGTTCAACTTCCATTAATTGCTCATATTTGATTGAATACTCAAAAATCTGTTTTTTGCTTATCATGTCTTCACAAAACTTCAAGTAAACCTCTGATCTAACTTTAAATATTTTAGAATCCATAGGAGTTTGCCCATAGATGAATCTCATTGCGCTTCCAAGATATTGTTCATCATCTGATTCTCTTTGCTCATTTGAGATCAAATAAGTTATAGGAGATTTAACTTTCAACAGCGCAGGCAAAAACAAACCATCATCAATTGAGTTTAGAAATTCGGTCAACATTCTATTGCTTTTTGATGGTTTTCTTCTGACATCTATTAAACAGCTTCTTGACATTGTAATAACTTCATTTTCTATCTTCTCCCCCACTATAACACTCTCTTGAGGTCTCTTCTCAGAAAACAACATGTATCTGAAGTATTCAATGTCTGTCATTTTAGCTACCCTGTAATTTCTCATTTTGAATATAAGTGGATGCACTTGAGTGTAAAGCAATGGATTTATTTCAGGTATTCCCATTAGTTCGAAAGGTTTGGAAAAAATCTCAGTTTTGATCTTTCTGTAGAGAGCTATGCCTTGATATTGGAGCAAATGCAAATGAGTGTTCAGCAATTGTACCCAAATGCTACCCACTATACTCCCTTCTTTCCTGAGGTACTCAGCTCCCTGTGTGAGACATCTTTCAGCTGAGGTTATCATATCACTACTGTGAGAATAGTCAATGAAGCTGAGTCTACTCTTTATGTCCGGATTGAAGATACCATTGAACGTTCTGAATATTGAGTTAAACTCACAAACAAACTTTGAATAGACGCTCTTATAATTGTTTCTCTTTATCCCATTCATCCCATTTATTTTATTCGTTATGAAGTTATCATACGTGAATATCCTATGAGGCTCTATTCCTTTTATGAACTCTATTGCCCTAGATATATCATCGGATGTATCATGACTTTCTATTTTCACAATCACATTCTCACCATCCATCTTCTTTCGCAACATTACTGATTCAATTAACCTTAGATTATCAGCGGCTAGCAGACTTGACAAATTCCCTAGAACTCCCTGAAACATGCCTTCACTAGCTTCCAAGTAACCCATGTCAGAATTCCCGATGTCTCTTGGTAAATTGGATATTTCTTTTATCACTTTATGCACTATGGAACCTGAGGTCTTGTCTGTAAAGAGTTTGTTCAATCCTATCTTAGAGGGGAATTTTATAATTTTGTTCGAAAATAGTTCAAGCTGTCTTCTCAACAAGCATCTGATGTACTTACTCTTTATTCTAGCTGCAAGAACGAAATAAAGCACATAAGACAACTGACTAGGACCCCAAGAAGAGCAATCTGCGTTATCAAAATAATATTTGTCACAAGACTTGAAATTGTCAAACATGTCATTTATTATATCATCCTTTTCTTTTATCTCTATCAAGTTTGTTTTGTCTCCTCTCTTGTGTTCAACACCTCTTTGAATCCTTGCTAGTGATTCAACAAAATATGATGATATTCTGCATGGTGAGTTAAGAATTGCTATCTCTCTTGGTCCTAGGTCTCCTTTTTTCACCATTCTAGCGACATGCTTGAATTCCTTAACTGTGTTGTGTATTAAAACAGGCATCAAACTAGTTGTAGTTTTAGAAATCAAATTCAGATTTATCTCATCAGTTAGATTTGAATTGTTTGAATAAGATGTAATATTTTGCATTGTAGTCTTGTAACATTTAGACGATTGAGTCTTTCTTATTAGTTTCTTGTCAACCACTTTCTCCTCTAGTTTCTCCACGGCTACAGAGTTGAATTCAGTTGATCCTTTGGAATTCATCACATCTGACAAGGAGAGTCGGAATATCTCAGATTCAAAGTTATAAGAATCCTCTATGCACTCGGAAAAAGTTTCTTTTTCTGATAATCTAAAGACACTGTTCATTATAGAAATTGCGACAACTGCTAAGTTCGGTGAAAACTCTTTGTATTCCGAGATCAAATCTAAATCGTTCATTTCCTTCAATAAATTGTCGCTTATGTTTTCCACACATTGAGGTAGATCCTTACTTCTGGTTAGATATTTTTTCCTACTTTCTAAAGACTTCTTCAAAACTAAAGCTTCAGCAACCAAGTCTTCGTGTCTATCTAAGCTGAGTAGCTTGCATATATATAAGCTGTTGTAAACATTTTGTTCTGAAATGATAAACTCTTTCTCATGAGGAAAAGCTATCTTCCAATCATTAGTCTCTATTTTTTTCTTTGCTTTGTTTGATGTTCTCATTTTAGTCTCATATTCTTCTAATAATTCCGCTTTTATACCATTAGCATCCATCAGTTGTATCAACCCAAAAGTCTTTATGCATCTAAGAAAGACAATTTTCTCCACATGATTTCTTGGAGTGTAAAACCCTTCTTTGTTTTTTGAGAATTTAAAATTCTTGAAAACTTCTCTTATGCCTATGGAAATTCCTGTGCTGTTGACAAATAGATATCGTATAGATTCCGCAGCCTGAGAGAAACCAGATCTATTTATAAGCATTAGTAGTGACATAAAAAAAAAGATGACTCATCTATTTTCCTATTGTTAGACCTCATTATTTCAGAATGCTGAGATGAAAAGGATAAGAATCTATTGTAAACACAAGACCACCAATCTAACATTGGAGGACTGACATTGAACCATCTAGTAGTCTTTCCATTGTTCTCGCATATCACAAATCCATCATATTCCAAGTCTCCCTGAATGCATACACAAGTGTTGTTCAGTCCAGCTTCAGTCATGGTCAAATTGTTGAAAGATATGGCATTTCTGTTACCTATGTTATTGAACGATATCATAACAGTCTTGGCTTTCCTCTTCTTTCCGGTTTTGTCCCTTTTAACTCTTTCCCTTTTATCCAGATGTTTAGTAATTCTAACACTATTCAGTATGGAGTGAGATAATTCTTGATGAATTGACAGCAAATCTGAGAATTTTTTTCTCTCCTATATTTGACATAGTGTCGAACATTTGAATTTTGCAATAATTCTTGAAGTTTAGGTCTGTTTCATCTAAAGACAGTAAGGAGTCTCCTATAAGCTGATTAATGTCGTCAGAATAGCGGTAGTCTGAAACCTCTGAGAAGTATTCTTCTGATTCTGCTAGGTATGTTTCAAGTGATGTGTGATCAAAACTCTTTCCACCATCTTCATAATACATCGTGTCTTTTTCACCAGTCAACTTGTTCATTTTAGGCCCAAGATTGTCGTTGGAAGACTCAGAATTCATTACTTCAATCAGATTGGAGCTCAAAGTGAAGGAATTTGTTCTTTTTTGATCTGATTTGTCTAGATTTATTTCAATATCGGATCCAGCGTATTTTGAGAAATCACAGCACATTTCATAGTCTGATCCTATATTGTCCTTC